TGAAGGCGGAGTGTATGTTTTCAAAAAGTTCTTTTGGTGACTCCTTAAACAATTCTCTATATCTTGCTCCCAGTGTCTTTTGTGGATCATCTAGGTCGCTGAGACCTATTAGTCCGGAACGTTTTAGTCCGTAGACTAATCCCATATTGACAAATGGCGTAAACGAGAGTTTTCCTTCCCTGAACTGAAAGTTTCGGGAATTGATTTGCAAGAAATCCGTACTATAGTAGGATTTTCCTATGCTTTCAACTAGTCCAACCATTCCTGTGAGTAACCTCCAGGTTTGTATTACTGGTTTCGACACCTTCATTGCGATGTCGTCACCATTTATACACATTGGTATTTTGTCTAGGGTGATTTTAACTCTATCGTTCGTGTGGTATTCAAGAGCCATACGTGATATTGCTGCATTTATTATGCATAGAATTGGAAAGGATGTGATACTACCCATTAATTGTCCAACAGTTTGTTTATGCAATCTCCCTTCCTTGTCTTCTAAGTCATACTTGGTTAAAGACTCTACGAATAGCTTTGCTATTAGAGGCTCTAGTTTCCAGATTGACGCAAGGCGGTTTGCCACTGCTTCGGAGGCCCAACTTTTGAGCCCGTCCGTTGCAGCTTTATAGTCTCCGGAGAGGAATATTTCCCCTAGAGACTTATTTACTAACTGTTGTTGAAGGTAAGAAGTCATGTCCACTTCTCCTCCCGTTGGGGATCCTATTAGTCTAAAGACTGGGAGCATTTTTAGTACTTTATGCATTTTCTTTTGTAGAAATCGCAGTACAAACATGCGGAAAGGTGGTCCTTTTGTTATGACTCTTACTTTGAGTGATTCCGGTAATGCTACGGGAACTGCAATATTTTGTTCCTTTTCGGCTATTTCTAGGCAGGTATGCCAGAGGTCTGCAAACTTCTGATGAAATCTGCTATAGTCCTTTTCGTAGTCTTTAACCGTGAATCCCTGAGGGTATTCACTGAGCAACTCGAACATCTTTTTTTCATGTTCAGTTACTTCTAGGTCCCACTGCTCTTGTTCGACTCTTTCGATTATATCTTTGATATCTCGATCTTCGTCGTCTTCCCAAAAGAGGGGTTGGAGAGTGGGCATATATTCGTGTCTAGGTATGAAACCTCCGGGCTGTCTGTGCTTTTGAATGAGCGGATGCTCAAGTATCGCGCCGACACTTCCTGCGTTCTTTCTATTATTAATATAGTTAGCGCTGGTGGAAGGGAAGAATGCTTTTACGCGGTCCTTAGTTGTGACTCGCGTATTTTGAAAGATTTCATCTACTGTACGATGAATTTCTTCGATTATTCTTCTTTTGCTGAAGATTTCTTCACCTCTTACTATTACAGGTTCTACAGGCTGTGGAGATGTTAGATCTACCACAAGTTGTTCTTCCTTTCTCCTGAGAGTTTTCTCGTCAGGTCGCACCATGCCCTTCTTGGCATTGCTGATTGAGGAAAGGAATGAGAGCTTTAGTTCTCGCTTATTCAAAAGCTGACAAAATCTCCCTGCAGATCCACTTAAGATATGTTGGGGTTTATCTTCATAGTCAAAGGGCTTCGATGGAAGCTCCTGACCCATGTTGATAGAGAAGTAGGCTGCTAGCTTGTATTTAAATACAGCCATCCAGTCTCCTCCTGCTGACTCCACCATTTTCTCATAGTGACCAATTGACTGAGATAATTCTCTCCCAGTTGGCTTGTAACCGTAAATCTTAAGGATATCTAAGAGACAAGATATATTCTGTTCTAGTATCTTAAGGATACTCATCTGATCGTTAACCTTGGAGAATTTCTTCTCCGGGGAGCTGCTTGCTACCATGGGCGGGTTACCGCGGTGATTGACTTTTAACA